ACACCAGACGTCGTCAGGTGCTCGCTGAACTCCTGCATGTTGTTGGCGTGAAACTTGTCTCTCTCGATACTGAAGGACATCGCACGGAGGCTCTGAGAGCTGCCACGCTGCACGTACATGATCACGTCGTCTACGGTCTCAGGCCGAACGTCTTGACTGCCCTTGTTCTCCTGCCGCCGAGCCACGATGTTTGTAGGCGAGATGATCGAGTTGAGGTCTGTGCCGGATAGCGTCCACTCGCTTCCAGAGGTGCCGATCATCAGCTTGTCTTGGTCAACCATCCACAGGATGTCGTTGCGCTCCTTTGAGTCCAATTCTAAAAACAGACTGGAGGTGTCTGAGTCACCCAGCTTGAAGCTGTCGAATAGGTCGGTCTCCGATTTCCAGATCCCTTGCGGATAGGCCGGTGTTCTGGCGAACCATATCGACCGCTCGTAGAGGCACACCACGGATGGATATCCCTGCACGTCGCTCCATGCTCCTTCAGACCAGTCGGACGTAGAAAGCGTAGTTGCCAGATCTTGGATGACATCCACAACTAGGTGTGAACTGCTCACATATCCAGTGACCTTTACAGCTCCTTCTACGATTGCCGCCTCAGATCTTAAGGTCGCTTTAGCCAAAGCTACGTCACCACTCAGGTAATAATTGCGCGTTCTATCCTCCTCCGTGAATCGGACATTAAAGTTCTTACCAGATCCATCTGGGGCGTTGTCGGAAGTAAACACGCCAGCTACCGTGTAGTCCCCACTGCCGGCTTCCGTTTCTTTGTGCACATTCACCGTACCTGTCCACTTCCCTGATGTCTCTAAGGTGACGTCCCCAAGGACTTCAATGGCATGGCCTACCCCTGCCTCTGTAACCTCCTGAGCTGACCGAAAGTGCCGGAGCGTCCAGTAACTGCCGACGTGCTCCGGTAGGAATGGTGCATGCAGGGTGGAGGTCATCGCCAGACCAGTCCCCGTGGTGCCACCTACTGAGATCGTGTGGCTAGTCTCAGTATTCGGAGTTAACGTAGCGGGTGAGGTAAACTCCATCTCGCTTATCGTCCAATTCGTATCGCCGAATCGAATCAATCGCTGCACTGGGTGCGCTCCATCGCAGACCCACATCACGTCGTTCTTCTGCGCGTAGTCGAGGTTCGGGAGGTCAGCCTCAGTGTAGACTGAGGCGATCTCATATACTCTCTCTGCTTTCCCTCCTGTCGTCTCCTCTACCCACCCACTGCTGTCGATACCTACCCCGTCACGGTCGGTGATCTCAAAGGTGTCAGAGGTGACGTTCGAGACGGTCAACCACCGACCATTGAGTTCCACCATCTCACCTAGCTGACTGACGTAGATTTCGTCGCCGTTCGAGTATCCGTGCGCGATGCTTGTCGCCACCGCAGGACTCGCCGCTGTGATGCTGTCGATGCTCTTACTGGCCTCGCGCACCTGCCGCCCATTCGTATGGAACCGGACATAAAGGTCACCAAACTCAACCAACACGGTGTCGTCCTTACTGAAGCGGAACCGAACGATGTTGACCTTCTTGTTGTCATACTTGGCCGGCGCAACCAACTCAAAGCCTTTGCGCTTGATCAGCGACCCCTGCGCTCGACTGATCATGTTCGAGGCCTGCCTACAGGCACTAGAGTGCCTCTCATGGTCGACTCGATTGTATACGGCTTTTGACCACTCGCCTGCGTTTAGGTGGAAGATGTCTTTTCGTGATTTTGGCATGGGATTAGTTGTCGTAGGTTACTGCGCCATCTCCTGTCATCGACTCGTTGGTAGACTGACGTCGCTTGACCCCTGACCACCGAGACGATCGTTGTATGATGTCGCGTGAATTATACCGGTTCCGTGATTGCTCGCTCTTCGCACTTGCCTCGGATGCCATCGACATCCCGCTTGCCTTAAGCTCCTTTGCGAGCTCCTTGTCTCCTCGTCGAGCGTTCACCACCTTGCTACCAAGGAGCAAGGCAAAAGACTCAATAAACTCGGAGCTGTACAGACTGGTGTCCTCCTCGTATCGGATGTAAACAATGTAGGCATCACCCTCGTTAGTCATCAGTTGCCGCCCTTCGATCTCGTATCGGTCTGATCGCGTTGCGTCGTACCCTTCCCCGTTGAAGCGTATCATCTCCACAAAGTCCGTAGGGAGGTGGAAGGATCGCTCCCATCCAAATTTAGGCTGTTCTGCGTTCTCTGTTAGCGTTATGCGCTTCTGTGCGAAGGCCGGCCTTGTACGGGCGAGGGTGAGTCGGAGCGTCTGCTCGTAGTGCATAAGGACGGTCTCAGCTATCAGTTCGTCGGTCGTTTCCACGTTCCCGTTGATCTCCTTCTCGCGTGCATGCGAAAGTGCTAAATTTGCAATCTCAGTCTTTGTCTTTGTCATCGTTTGTCCTTTCTTGAAAAGTAAAAAGGCCACCACCGTTTCCAGTGGTGGCCTTAACCCTAACCCATATTATGCGAGTCTTTAGTTCGCAGAGTTGATGGCAGTGTAGAAGTCGATCGTCTCGTCTGCCACAGTAGTGCCAGTGATCGCCTTCACTTCAGCAACGATCCAGTATTCGTTGTCGTCCGTTGGGACGGCATACGGACGTGCCGAGTAAACGCCAGAACCGGCGAAGTCCACACCGTCAGCGAGGACGTCAGCGTCGACTACGGTGCCGATGCTGCGGTCAGCAGCCACTTCGTAGATGCCGATGTCCAGAGTGAGTGCGGAAGCGGTGGAGGCTTCGACCACGTCCGAGAATACAGGGAGGATCTCAGAACCCCCTTGCACGATGCGAACACGGATTTTGTCTCCGACTTCTAAGGCGTCAGCGATGACATATTCATCCCAGACGACGCGATGATCAGGTGTACCACGAACTGTGGACAGCTTGGTCTTCGCTGTTGGCGAGGCTTGCACGGATGCAGTCTCGGTTGTGAGTGTTAAATCAGCGGCCATTGTATTGTTTCTCCTTTGGTTGCGCTATTAAGCAGTGATGAGTGAGTTACAGATGACGACACCCTTTTCCTCATTCCGGTAGGCACCCATGCGGCATGCTGTACGGATTTGGAGAGCGTGGCTCTGTTGCGGGAGGATGTCGGCGTATGCACGACGTTGACCATCACCGAAGCGGATCTGATCCTTAGCCCAAGCGAGGTTCTTCACGATGTTGCCACCCTGACCACCACCACCTGCGACTTCAGTCAAACCAGTGTGCAGAACCCATTCGAATCCCATCCACTTGCCGATGCCTTCCATCGTGCCTGCAGCGATAGCACCAGCGATCACATAGTCACTGGACTTCACTTCTTCAGCGGTCAGGAGGAGGTTGTCTTCAGCTTCAGGATCGAAGGCGAAGCAGCGAACTGCACGCTTAAGATCGTTGTCCTTGAAGTAGCGATTGACTCGGATGACCTTTTTCAAGGACAGGCCAGAGTCAGTGGAGCCGTCATCATAGTCAGAATCGACGACCTGAGTGACAGCTTGGGTGTTGGTGCCGTTCTCACCGACAGTGGCGAGACCTTCAACAGCTTCCTTAATGGTAGCATCAACCTCGCGATTGTATGCATCCACATGCTGCGACATGATGTCGGAGTCTGGAAGTGCGATGTCACCGAGGTTGTCACCGTCGAACTCGTCAAGAGTCTCAGCGAGGTCAGCCTCGTGTGTGAGCAACCAGCGGAAGTAGGTAGCACGCTCAGAGATGCGAGTCTTCTGTGCGCGACCTGTCTTGCGTTGCATGTCCAAAATTTCGGACTGGTTGTAGCGTTTCTTTTCACCTTGCAGTGGTACCGTCTTCACCAAGCGGTAGAAGTCCGATTCGCGACGAGCGATGCGAGCCTCCCAAGTGGTGCTGAAGTCCGTGCGAAAGTGCGCGGGTAAAGCTTCATAAGCCATAGTATTATTCTCCTATTGAATTGAATTGATTAACGAGTTGAACCGTCATCGGGTATCGGTCTGTGACCGGCCTACGACATACTGGAATTTCCCCCAGCAGGACGAAAGGCTTCAAGGCTGTAATACAGGTGTCTCTCCGCTGCTCTCTGAATTCCACCGTGGTTGCATGGTTGCATCATTTCAATAGTGAATGAGTGCACAAAAAAGCCCTGCACGGATGCAACCATGCAGGGCTCG